GTTATCCTCGTACGACACTACGAGAAGTGTAAGAACTCATGTTCGGCGTAAAGAAGAACGCTTGTGGCCCGCTCTGTCGGGCAGCTCTTTGGGTCGAGGAGAAGGCTTCGTCGTTTGCATCCGACGCGGTCGACGCCTTGGCCGACGTGCCATCCAGGAAGGTGGAAGTGCACGTGACAGTTCCTGATGTTGCTGAAATTGCCCGGGGGGCGTTCCAGCACATCGACGCTGGTCTGGACGTGGCCGGACGCGCTATCCCTGAATACGCGTCGCAGGTAGAATCCAGGCTGGGCCTTGGCAGAAATGCTGAGGCTCTTCGCGCAGGTGTGGCCAATGCTGCAGGTAGCGCATGGAATTCCATGCCAACGCCTCAGCAGGCTCTCGCTGTAGCGCAAAAGCGTGTTCTGGATCTAGGACGAAGTGCGGGCTTCGTTCGCGAGGAAACATGGGGGGAGAAGCATCCGTATCTGGCGGTGTCTTTGTTAATCTTCGTGTATGTACTCGTTTTTGTGGTCGTGTTTGCGGTATTGCGTAGACGACGGCAGGCCCAGTTGGTTTGGTCTCCGTTCGCTGTCTGGTTGATGGTGACGGTGGCTGAGCTGATGCCAAATATGCCGGAAGGCATTGGGGCCTACCTAAGAATTCGCATTCAGACGCTTCGCGGCTACATCATCCCTGCTCCTGTAAACGTGCCGAATCCAGATCTACCTCGGCCAGATCATGTACATCATGAATAGTGATGAGGAGCCAGTGGATGCCGACGCCGAGGAACTCCGCCAAGGACTCGGTCTCCCTTCTGCGAAAAAGCGTGGTAAGCTTGTTGTGATGACTAACGTTGAGACACGGAATAAGGCTGAAAGCGATGCAACGAATGACGCCAATTCTAAAACCTCAAGCGGAAGCACACGTGCCGCGCCTAAGAAGAAGAAGACTGTGCACAAGGCGGAGAAAGTGCGTAAGGCGAAGAAGTGGGAGCGGGAGAATAAGGGTAAGGGTGCACGTGACCCAGACCTCGAAATCCTGTGTCTCGTCTGTGGTAAGCCAGGCCACATGAAAAGAAACTGCCCCAATCGCGACAAACGTAAGGGCGATCGCCGAGGCAAAGGCATGAGTCAGGCTGACATGAGAGACCAGTTTGACCGCATGTCCGGCGCCAGTGAAGCGATTCGCGAGATGGGTGAAGAACTGCGCGAACTGCGTGAGGAGGTCAATGGCCAACGTGATGAGGAGAAGGAGGCGAAAGCTGAGCTCAAATCGTTAATCATGGAAGCCGCTGAAATCCGCTGCAGGAAGAAGGCAATCGGTAAGGTCTACAAGGATAGGCGCTTTGTGTCTGTGGAGTTGCTCCCGGTCATTTTTGCGTGCTTCCTGGTCTTCACGTACTGGATGCTTGTCGATTTCGTGTGGGGGCGATTCACGGTCGCTGAACTCACCATCTACCTCTACTACCCTGTTCTCTTCAGTGCACGCCGGCTCATCATCGCGATAGTCTTGTCGGCCGTGCCCGTTCTCTGGTTGTATGTTTGCCCTTGGCGCATGTTCCGCGCTGAGATCTGGAAATTGGGAGACACACAAACCATGTTGGACGATCACCTTGATTGGCGCTTCGATGCCAACGCCCTGCTCGAACTAAAACATCGAGATCCTATCTGGGCAAAGGTGAATTTCCGCCTGTACGTAGCAGGAATTCTCTGGCCTTGGTACCAACGTGATGCGTGGGTATCTCTGGAGAAATTCGCACAGGCGATGCACCCTGCGAACCAGGAGCTGGATGCAGACGACGAGACGGTCACTCGGCGTATCAAAGCCAGCGTGCGCACAATCCATGCCGTCAATGACGATCGTTATCGGGCCTTTGTATCGACGACGTCTTATGACGTAGCTGCGCTAGCCTATACCGCCTTCAGGGATTATCAGTTTGAGAGACGATTCTTCTTGTTTGGCGGGCTCCACGCTCCGTTTACGCACCCAAAAGATCTCCCGCGCTACTAAGGACCGTTCTCTATGGTTATCGATATCTGGAAGTGAAGCTTGCCCCGCTTGGAGCAGTCAAGCAGGGCACCCGGATGTTGACGATCAGTGAGGGCGATCCAAGGTGGCGCAAGCCTGTGCGCGTCTCAATGGGACCCCATCTGGTGGGGGCAGCAATGCCTCACCCGGATATCTGGGATACCCAAACGGCGCAGGCAGGAGTTCTGAAACGCCTGGCAGTCCAACCTCCCGCAATTAACCGAGCTCTATTGCGTAGATTCCGTACGTATGTGAGAAGGGAGATCAGGCGGCGTTACTTGCCTATACCCGCTGAGGCCGATACGTCGGTCGAAAAGTGGCTAGAAGGCACGAACTACCCGGACTGGCGGAAAAAAGACTTGCTCGAAAAGTGGGCCTCTGTTGAGGGAATTAGTCTCCTCCAGAAAAGGCACTATGCTGTGAAAAGCTTCATGAAGGATGAGGAGTATCCGGAGTTTAAGCATGGACGCGGCATTAACTCGCGCACAGACCAGTTCAAATGCGCAGTTGGTCCAATCTTTAAGTTGATAGAGCAAGCAACCTTCAAGCACCACCATTTCATCAAGTACGTGCCCGTTGCAGACAGGCCGGCATATATCAAGAACAAGATTAGCAAGCTTGGCGGAAAGTATGTCGCCACGGATTACACTTCTTTCGAGTCGTGTTTCGTGCGCGAGCTGCTGGAAGCCTGCGAGTTTGAGCTCTATGATTATATGACCCGCAATCTGCCGGAGCACCGTATCTTCATGAATCTGATGCATGGTGTGTTGGGGGGCGTCAATGAGTGCCATTGGCGCAGGTTCATTGCATGGGTGATAGCAACCCGTATGTCAGGAGAAATGTGTACGTCATTGGGCAATGGTTTTACAAACGATATGCTCATGTGTTTCTTGTGTGAGGAGGTCAATCACACGGACGTAGATGGTGTCGTCGAAGGTGATGATGGGCTCTTTAGCGTCGCCGGCGACCCGCCTACAGCTGAACAATTTGCCGAGCTTGGCATGATTATTAAGCTGGAGGTACATGAGTCCTTGAATACGGCATCCTTTTGTGGAATTGTGTTTGATGAGGAGGATCTTAAGAATCTCACTGATCCTCTTGAGGTAGTCACTAAGTTTGGCTACGCTAACCACAGATACGTCACCACAAAGACTAAGAAAATCCGCATGTTGCTGCGGTGCAAGGCACTCTCACTTGCTCACCAGTATCCGGGTTGCCCGGTGATCCAGAGTCTCGCGTGGTATGGGCTGCGCGTGACTCACGGGGTCCGCAACTACCTGGAAGGCTGGGTTCGGCGGTCTGGTCCCGCCGGGATGAGCATGTGGGAGCGCGATCAGCTTCTTGAAGCGATCGCAAGGCAGGATAGTTTAGCGAGGGAGCCCATAGGTCATGGGAGTCGACTGCTGGTTGAGAAATTGTGGCGCATTTCTCTTCCGGAGCAAATGGGCATCGAAGCCTATCTCGATGCTAAGGATGACCTCTCACCTCTGCACCTGCCGAGCCTTGTGGCTCGCGTACCGCCCGCCTGGCTTGAATATTGGGCGCGATACGCCGTCGAGGATGCTAATGTCTTAGACGACCAATTGTGTGAGCCTAGACTCCCACTGGGACCACTTTCTGGACTTGTCCAGGAGTGGGCCGCCGGCTGATAACCGCTCTATCACCTCGGCGCCTCGCGATGCGAGCTCCACCAGGC